AGTGACCTCCAAGCAAAATAGTCAAAGTTATAATCATTATCGTGATTAATAACTTCATCAATCTTGTCAGCTCCGTAAGACTCAATAATTCCCATTAAATCGTTACTAACAATACCCTCAACGTGTAAGGTATGCATTGTATTTGAAAAACTTGGGTCAGTTTCTTTGTGATATGATGAAATCGCAACAGATGAAGCCAAACGAGAATAATCGTGATGACTACCTGTAAACGCCGCAGCAATTTCATATATTAACTTATCCAAATCTTTAGTTGTGATAACCCCTTCAGTTGGGACTGATGTGATTACTTTGATAAAGATTTCATCTGAATTAACGTTCAACCCTTTTGAAGAACGTTTAATTCTTTGATAAATTTTCTGTGGGTTAAACGACGCATCGTCCCCACTACGTTTTTTAATTCTTAATGACATCATAGTTTAAAAAGATAGTAAATTAAAAGTCGTCAGTAAAGGAGAGAGTCTCATTTAACTTAGCTTTTTGATATTCAACTGTACGTGATTCAAAGAAATTACCTTTTGTTTCAACAGCAATTTGTTCCATAAATTTGAATGGTTGTTCTACATTAAATTGTTTTTTACAACCAAACTTAACCAATAATCCATCAACAACAAACTCAAGATATTGTTTCATTAAGTTTTGATTCATACCGATAAGTGAAACTGGTAATGATTCTGTGATGAATTCTTTTTCAATCTCAAGTGCCGACAATAAAATTTCTTTAATTCTTTTTTCACTTGGTTTTTCCTCTACGTGATTATTCAATAAATGAATCGCAAAATCACAATGTAAATTTTCATCTTTAAAGATTAAAGAATTAGCATTACACAATCCTTGCATAATACCACGTGACTTTAACCAAAAGATTGAACAAAATGAACCTGAGAAGAAGATACCTTCAACTGCCGCAAATGCCACCAATCTTTCTTGAAAAGATGCATTTTCAATCCAATCCAAAGCCCATTTAGCCTTCTTTTGAACTGCTGGAAGATTATCCAACGCAGTGAAACATTTATTTTTTTCCTCTTCATTTGAAACGTAAGTGTCAATAAGAAGAGAATACATTAATGAATGGATATTCTCCATTGCAAGTTGTATTCCATAGAAAAATTTAGCTTCAGGATACTGAACTTCACGATAGAAGTTTTCTGCTAAATTCTCATTAACAATTCCGTCTGATGCCGCGAAAAACGACAAAATATTCTTAATGAAGTATTGTTCGTTTTCTGATAAATTTTCCCAATCTCTAATATCACCACTTAAATCAATCTCTTCAGCTGTCCAAAATGCTGCTTGGTGCATTTTATAATATTCCCATATATCATTATATTGGATTGGGAATATTACAAATCTGTTTGGGTTTTCTTTTAAAATTTTTTCCATAAAATATTATTTAATCTGTTTTAATAATTATACCTGTTGTTGTTTTCTTTTCTCTAAAACTTCTTTAATTCTGTCTCTTTTTTGTTGTTCTTTGTTTTCTTCTAATCCTAAGAAAGTAACAGAACTTTCAGTGTCAATTTCTAACATTTCGTTGTTGAACTTGCAGTTTTCAAATACTACACCATCTTTACCAATACGAGATTTTGTAATCGCAATAGTTGCAAGATTTAATTCTTTTTGTTGTAATGATTTTGCTACTGTAATGATAACGTGACCTACCTGAGCTTTCTTAATTGAACCTCCCATTTGGTCCGTAGTCACAACATCAGATGAAATAGAACTTCTATTACCTTGTGTTGCAGTCCATCCCACAATATCCAATTCGTGACACATTGCTTCAAATGCTCTCATAACTGAACCCTCAGATTTCCATTCATCCTCCAATGCTTTTTCAGGTGTTACACAGTCAATATAATCCAAAATAATCATATCAATCTTTGTTCCATCTGCAATCATTTTACGAATTTGATTTTTAATCTGATTCATAGTCATGGTATCTGATGGTAATTTTTTAAGGATTAACTTATTTGGCATAGTTTCCTTAATCTCCTCAATCTTTTTAAACACAACATCTTTGTGATTACTCAAATCATCAGGAGCAATACCTGTCCAACATGTAAAATGTTTTCTTTGAATAACTTTTTTGTTGTCCTCAAAAAATACTTGTAAAACATTAAACCCAAGATTAAAAGCATGATTTGCAATTTTAGTAGTTAGGGTTGATTTACCCACACCTGTTGGTGCAAGTATCACACCGATTTCTCCTTTCGCTAACCCACCTTTAAGTAGGTTATCAATACCAGGTATACCCATAGGTATTGGATGTCTGTAATCCTCAGCAAGTACATTTTCTAAGTCTTCAAACACTTCACCAGTTCCTTTATCTATGTTACCGACTTGAAGAGCTTCTCTCACCATCTCTTCAAGTTGGTCATAGTTTTCAAATTCACCTGAGTCAATTATTTTTTGAGCCTTACCCATTACTTTCTGTAACTCTTGTTGTTTACAGAATTTTAATGCCTTTTATTGAACAAAAATTTTCCCTTCATCAGGTGCAATTTTTATTTCACCTATTGTGTCTAATACGATTTTTCTTGCGATTTCTTGTGAAATTTCACTTTTTGTAATTTGAGACAGAGTTTCAAAATTAGGACTTGCCTCGTACTTTGAATAGTATTCTTTAATCATCTGTAGGATGATTTTATAATACTTATTTTCAAAATATCCCACCTCAAGAACCTCAACAATTGAATGTGCAAAGTCCTTATCCGTTATGATTTGATTCAGTAATTGTAACTGAAATGTTTGTCCTAAATAATCAAAATTCTTGTCTGTACTCATAGATGTCTGTTGGTTTTTTGATAAATATTAACGAGCCAAGCGAACACCCATATAATCCAAAGTTAAATTTTTAGATGAAAAAATTTCTGTTAAGTCTCTCAATAAATCCTTCAATAGGAATCTAACATCAACAGTGTATCTAACTTTTGGTGGGTAAATCTTAGCATCAAATTGTCTATGATGAACCGTATCTCCGTCAATTTTTACAAAGATATTAAATTTTTCGGGTCCATCAGTAAAAGAAGTTTCCAATACTTGTGGGTCTTCCGAAATTTGGTATTCATTCTCAAGCAAATAATCTACTGACCTCATCTTCAAATACCTTTGAAGTCTTTCAGTAAAGTCATAAACTTGGTCGTAAACATCCATTGAGTTTTTTGCCTTTGGGTTATACCCGCGAACATTGTAAAAACGTTGAACAACGATGTTCTCATTTAGAGTCAACAAAAACTCCATTTTTGTCATTTCATTTTGATTCATTTTTTTTATCTATTTTTTGGTTTGTTTTTTTCTTTTCTTGTAAGTTTCATAAATGGTTTGAGGAAGTATGTCCAAGCATCATCACCCTTTGGTAGATACTTAAATAATCCGTCTTCAACCATATACTTAATAACATTTCGGTAACTTCTACCGTCTTGTTCTAATGTTTCGTTAACAATTTCTGTAATTTCTTTTTTGTCCTCGTCTGTAAGGAGTGGGTTTGATAAATCAACTATCTGTTCATTTACTTGAAAGAATTCGTTTTCGTATATTCCTGATTTTGTTTTTCCTGTTAGAAGATTTTTTAAAGTTTGGTTATCTTTATTTTCCTTTAATAAATCTTCAGCCTTTGTCAAAATATCGGTATAAGAAACTTCTTTTTCAAGTATCTCAGGAAAAAATTTAACTAATGTTTTTTCACCCAAAAGATAAATACCTTCAATATTGTCCGACTTATCACCAGTCATTATTTTTAATGTTTTAACATTATAATGTGGAAACTCAAAGTCGTCAAATTTAATCTTATCCCCGTGTTTAAACGTAGATTTAAGGGAAGGTGAGTATACTGACACCTTTTCGGAAATAAGTTGGGTTAAATCCCTATCTGATGAAAAAATTAATTTATCTTCATTCTCGGAAACATGACAATAGTGGGCAATTAGGTCATCCGCTTCTCTACCGCTAATCTCAAGTTGTCTGATATAAACTTCCTCAAGATATTGTTTGATACGATTTTTTTGTTTTAGGTAGGACATAAAGATTGCGTCCTCCATTGTTAACTTACGATTTTGTTTGTATTTGGGGTAAAGAATTCCACGTAAACTCGTAGAATCTTCACCATCCCAAAATACTACAACCTTGTCAAAGTTTTGTTCATCAATGAATTTACGGATAGTGTTCATAAAATGATACAACGCTCCAATATGTTCACCATTGTGAAAGTAATCCTTCACACCGTGAAAACCAATCTTCATCAGATTATTTCCGTCAACAAGTAATGTTTTTTTCACGAACTAAAATTAAAATTGTTCGTTTTCGTTTGCAAAAGTTTCTTCAGTTTCATCAAGAGTAATTTCTCCTGTTCCTGAAAGAATTGCGTTCCAATACTGTGAATACTCTTTTTTGTATTTTTCAAGAGCATCTTTATCGTCAGCAATATATCCTTGTGGTGTTGCAATAATCTTACCATCTTTATATCCCAAACCGTTAATATGGTTCTTTAGGACAGAGATTTTTGTTCTGATAGCGTAAGATACCGTTCTACCATTTTTAGTTGCCGTAATGTGATTAATACCAGCATTTTTCTGATTACCAAACAAGAATACAAGAGCCGATGCTAACCAAAGAGCCTCACCACCTTTTGCCTTAATTGTTGGTTGTCCAAATGGATTGTCAGGTAATTCAACCCAAGGCTGATTAACTACTACCATTGTATTTGTATATGGATAATCCTCTTTACGAGATTTAGTAATACGAGCTTGGATACCCATACCAATCTTATCCGCTAATACAGATGCGTTATGTTGTTTACCACCTTTACCGTCAAAGGTCATCTTACAAGGAACTGAACCAACTGAATCCCAAAGGAAACAAAGAGAATAAGGAATGTTACCTTTTTCTTGTTCGTCTAATAGTTCATTGATGTAATCTGTAACTTGTTCAATGTAATCAAAATTATCATTGAAGATAAATTGTCCATCCCATTCCCCATCTACCAATTTAGCTTCAAGTCCAAGTTCTACTGCGTGGTCCCAACTCCATTTTTTCTCGGTGATAATGAAAACAGGCAAATGCCCCTTCTGCTGAGCAGACACAGCGGCTTTGACAAGAGCCGTCGTTTTGGAAGAATTTGAGTGACCCAAGAACATATTGATGTTGCCCAAAGCAGGACCAGGTAAACCGCAACTATTATGGAAAGCTTCACCGACTTCATAAAACTCGGTTTCTTTATATTTTGTTTTTGTTGAATATTTGTCTTTGATTGCATCTAACGAAAATTCTTTTTTCTTTATTGCCATAAATCTATATGCGTTTAAATTGTTTGTATTAAAAAATAGTAAAGGTTGGACACTTTGTGTATGTTAGTGTCCAACCTTTTATAAATTAGAATGGTAAATCACCATCTGGTTCTGCGTCCACTTGTGGGTCAGAATATGATGAAGAACCTCCACCCATAGTCATTTCAGCAGATTCACTATTACCGTAAACATATCCACCTTTATCTGAATCCCATCTTGGAGTTTCTCCACGAGCAATTGCTTCAAGATATTCGGTTGGTTTTTTAGAGTAAACGTCTCTCCAAGTTAATTCATCATTAACCCAAGATTTACCTGTTGGTTCATCTGTGTGAATTGGTGTTGCATCATCATACATAACTGTTTGGATGATTGTGTATTCTTTTCCTTTTGGAGTTTTTGCTTTAGCCAACTCAATGATAAGGTCACGTCCTTTTTCAGGGTCAGTGATATCACCTTTAGCCTTCCAAATTGGAATGATTTTGTCTAAAACACCTTCGTTTTTGTAGTTGTGTTTGAAACGCCAGAACTTTGGTCCGTCCGCTTCGTTGTCTCGGTCAATAACCTTAACGATGTAGAATTTACGAGCCTTATATTGTTTAGCAAGTTCCTTGTCAGAATCTTTACCTGTGCTAATAAGAGCATCGTGAACATCTGTTAAAGGAGATGCTTCGTTGTCGTTTTTTGCCGGGTCATATAGTTTGTTCCATTGTCCACCCACTTGAACTTCGTGAAACCACGCTTCAACAAATGGTGAACTTCCATCCTTTGTAGGAAGGATACGAACTCGTTTTTGAGCCGATGATTGATTAGATGGAAGAATTGCTGCGAAATACTTTTTCATTCTCTCTTCCTGCGTCATTTTGTTTGACGCTCCCCCTGATTGTTTTGATTTTTCGTACTGTGCCAGAACTGAATCTAAGACTGATGACATAAATTATAAGTTTTAAAAAGTTAATTATTAAAACAAATATAATCTAAAATCTTCAAAAGTCAAATTACACCTTGTACAAATCTTGTTGGTCAGCTGGTGCAGAAAACGTCTTTTTAATTTCAGAAGGAGAGTAATTCTCAACTTCATCTGAAGTCAAAACATATTCATTTTTACCAGTTTTTTCTAAGTCTTCTTCTTTATCATCAAAGAAATCACTTAATTTTTGATTAAATGGGTAAGAATCCAAACTTCTTAATTCCAATTTTTCTTCAGGAGTTTTGTTACGATACTTCTCAACCTTCATTTCAAGTTGGTTAATCTTATCAACAATCTTATCCATATCAGATAATTTTGAAGTTAGCTCCTCAAGTTGCCCAAACAATTGACCAAAATAATCATCTTGTTTTGTTTGAATTTCTTTTTGGGAATTGACCAAATCAGTTATATCCAATTCTTCAGAACCACTTTCATCATCACCTGTTTCTTCAGATTCACCTGAATCATCAATTTTTTCAACTTCAGAATCTGTCTCAACATCCACAACTTGTGGTTCAGCAGGTGCGGGTGGTCCTGCAGGTGCCGCCGCTTCAGGAGCAGGTGGAACATCTCCAGGTGCGGGTGGAATATCACCAGCCGCTGGGATTGGTTCGTCAACAGGTGGTAAAGCATCCTGTTCATTAAGATATTGATTTATACTTCTGTATCTCTTAATCTCGGAAATAATCTTTTTGTCAATTGCCATTTTAGTTATCCGTTTAATAATCTTTTAATTCCGTTTGGAGTTTCAACATTAACTTTTTTGTTAACGTTCATTGTGTTGTCAACTCTTTCAATAAGTCCGTCTTTCATTCTGACAGTATAACAATCTCCACTGTCCAAATCACAAACTTCTTTAAATCCGTTTCCAGCGTCTTTTTCAGAATATCTTGTTCTTTTACCAAGATAGTTGTCTAAAATTAATTGTATGCTCATAACTTTATTTTATATATAAATATAATGATTATTTGAAATTACAAAACTCCTGATGATTTAGCTCCTAAAACACTTGCTTTAATTGATATTTGATAATTTTGCCAAGTATCAAGTTGACTAATTTTAAAAAGATTAATACCATCATCCGTCATTGACAACCATAATTTAGCGTAAATTAAAAATGTTTCGTCAATAAATGTTTGAACGTTAGTAGGAATTGTTGGACTTATTAAATCCGCGCCTGACGGTATTACCAAATTATTACCGCTATTATTATAGTATGACGCCATCATCTGTATTGATAAATCATAACTTTCAAATGATGCCATAGGTACCGGTACTGAATCACTCTGTTGACAGTAATATTCTTTCTTTAAATAATTTGATAAATTTCCACCCCACTTTCTGTCCAATCTTATTTTACCTATATTATAATTAAAGGCTTTAAATGAACTATTAGATGATACTGAATTTGCCTGAGTTATAGTATAATAAACTAACCATCTAACATTCTCATTTGAAATCTGAGATAGTTTTTGTGCCAAAATTGCCGGTGTAATTTCTTCTTTCTGAGAAGCTTGTACAAAGTTATAAGTATTAAATTGTTGGTCAATACTATTACCACAATTAGGATTATCGGATGATGTATTACTTATTTCTTGAGTAATTGGTTTTGAGGAACCGTCAATTATAGTATTCGCAGTTGTAGTTGTCGTAATAATACCCTGATTACTATTTTGTGAAGCCGCGTTTTCTTCTTGTTTTCTTGTCTCAACAACATCTTCCAATATTTCTCTAATTGCTCCTTGCACATAAGAATCAATTGGAGGAATTGAAAACATAGATTGTCTACTTCCACCAAATGTTGTCTTGAATGAACCTGGAGATATCTGATGTTCTACTTTAGTAATCATATAAGTCCCATTAAACATAGGAACGTGTCTCAAATTAAAATACATCAATGGCTGAATTTGAGCATTACCTAAACAAGTGACTGAACACTCATAACTTCTACTTCTATAAAAGTTCCAAAGTGATGTATTTTGAGTGACTGTTTTTCTACCCGCATACTGATTAATTTGTTGGTCTAAAGACGCAGCAGCTTCTTTTGTCATTTTAGCAGGATTAGTACTTACATTAAATGTTGAGAATATATTTTGGTTTCTAATTCCTATATCAACATTAAATCCAACAACTCTATTTGATTTTGCATAATCTGTCTTTCCTTGTAGACTTTCAATAAGGGGATTGTCAGACGCTCTTCTTAATTCAAAAGTATCAGATTTATACCTATAATCTTTATTACCATCCATATTAAGATATACAGACTTTGTATCATTATAGATACATAAAAATTTAGGAGAACTTTTTCGGGTATCTACCGACATAGATGTTCCAAACAAAGTATTACCAAATTCAAGTGTTGATTCAACTTTTGGTGTAACTTGGTCAGCAATCTCATTAGCATTATAGAAGTTAATCCACTGAGGCATCATCATTGTATACATATTATGTTCCTCAATTATACCATTCACAAAAGTAAAAGTACTAGCAGACTTATTCATACTTTTAAACATATTTTTTAGAGTGAATGGATTAACTATAATTTTCTCACCAATATCTCTACTTGCCCTATCTAAAAATAAAAAATCTTCAAATAAAGTAGTTTCATTATAGTTAGTTCCCGCAATCCAAGTATCATTCAAAGCTTTAAAGTCATCATATAATAAAAACTTCATTTGGTCACCTTCATATGCTACTTTTTGAGTTTGTTCAGTGACTTCTGACACATTTGGTAACTCATTCCTTGCTTTCAAAAGATAATAATTCAAAACTACATTCATATAATTTTGAGTCTCTCTCAAGTAAGTTCTAAAATCGTTTAAGAATTTTGTACCATTATATGTGCTATCATTATATTTCTGAGTCGCATACATTTTAATTAATGGAGCCAAAATTTTAATGTTTTCTTCAGTAAACTGCACATTATTATCAACAAAGAAATCTGTAATAAATGAACCACTATTTGTATACGCCATTCCTGGTGTATTGGAAAATCCTACATAAGTTTGTAATGTTTTCCAAGTTTCAGGGAATGCTGTCTGTGATTGAACAAGTGTTGTTGTCCCGTTTGCCGTTGGTAACGAATTAAGTTCGTATTGTCCAAAAGTATATGGGTCCTGTATATAAAATTCTGTAGATAACGCAAAACTATAAAACGCCCTTTTATTGAATTTTGAAGGGTTTCCAATTTTAATGAATTTCTCATAATTCATAAACCCTTGAAAGTTTGTGAAGAATGTATTTAATTGAGTATTATAGTTTTCACTAAATTTATTTAAATTATTAGTGTTTGTAGAACCTGAAAATCCAAACAATTCTTTAAATAATAATTGAAAATTTAAATATTGTTTGTTTGGAGTATTTTGTATTCTGTTAACAATTTGTCGTATAGTTACATTTTCTTCCTTTTTCAATACTTGGAATTCCCATTCCGATTTACTGAAATTTAAAAAGTGTTCTTCAAATTGGTCCAATTCTTCTTTTGAAAAAACTCCAAATAAATCCTCAATTGATGAGTATTGATACCCAAGACTAAATGAAGGTTGGTCTTCAGTATTATTATCAATTTTTTTAATCCACTCATTTGGTGCAGGTTTTGTAATAAGTTCATTATCAAAGTAACCATACTGAGATACCGACCAAAACATTCTCGCAGAGCCATTAAATACCGCAGGATTATTAGGTATACTAATCTTAGATTTATTTAATTGTGTGTTTAAACAATCATATTTAGATTGATTCAATTGTGTTCCAACTGAAGGAATTACATAACTTTTTTTACTGTTAGGGTCATTATAAACAACCGACCAACTATTAAATGTTAAAGCTTGGTCAGGTAAATTAACATCATAATTAGCCCCTAAAGAATATGATGAGTTTTCATTATTCATATACGTAACACTAAGTGTACCTTCTTGAATTTTTTGATTAATCTCCTGACTTGTATAACCCGTAAAGAAGTTTAACCCAGTCGTAAATAAAGCAATGTCATTTATCAATTTCGGATAAAATCCGACATTCATAATTGTGGTATTTACACCATTAACTTCTTGTGTCGTTTGTAATTGTATATTACGTAAGTCAGTATCAAATTCACCATAATTAAACTGATAATTTAATTCAGGATTATTTGTTATTGGGTCATATAAATTATTAACATCTATATCTTTCCAAACCTCATCTAAAAAATCCTCACCTGTTTCAATATATGTTTTATATCTATTCCAAACTGAACCTATTTTTAAAATATAAGCATATGGGACTTTATGTAACCCACCAAATTTTGTCATTCCGGCAAAAGTATAATCCAATGGAACTTCAACTCCATTGTCTCTTGAACGATATTTTTCTCTTAAAGTTGTTATTGGTAATGAGTTAAGGAGTAAATAAGCCGCCGCCTTATATGGATGTTTATCACCCAATTGCCATTTTTCAACACCTTTAGAAATTGCATTAACAAAATACGGTGTGTTAATCATTGACGTATTTTGGTTACGTGACAATCTTCCCGTATAATTTGAATAGTTTAACCACCCTTGAGTTGTGAATAGTTTTCTACTGTCTGTAAACTGATTATAAAATGTTCTAAAATTTGTAATATCAGGTTGTATTGGTCCAGCCTGTGTTAAATAAAGAAAATTAGTAACAGGTTTAACTTTATCCACCGATGAAAAGTTTTCATTGTTAAAATTTGCAACCAAATTCTTACTATCATATAAGAATAATGTTTTTGACGTATTCATTATTCCTTCATTATTCGTTCCAACACCGTAAGACATATTATTACTAAACCAACCGTTCATCGCAAATGGAAATACATCCATAAGATTTCTTTCATTATTTTGTGTTGATTGAAGATATAGTGAAATTTTGTCTTCAGTTACAGGTGACTCAACAGAAACTTTAGTATTAAAAGATTCAAAGTCATAAATAATGAAAGGATTGTCAGTTTTAGCTTTAATATAAGGAGTATTAAAATAACCTCTAATATAATTTTGCCAACTTTCCCCAACTCCGTTATTTGAAATTCCGGCTAAGAAATTTAAATACACATTTGAGTTAAGATTATATTGTTTAATTTTTTGTATTAAATATGGTGAACCTGTACCTAATGATTTTTGTAAGTTTATAAATTCAGCATCACCAACAGGCATATAAGATTGTGAAGAAATAAACGACGCTTTATTAAATCTTTGGTAGTAAAATGGTAACATCATTCTTTCATACATCTCATAGAAAAATTTAACTTCTTCTTTGTTTGCTAATATTACATTTGATAACTCATATTCAATTGCATTATATGAAGACCTGTTAATTAATTCTAAATTATTACCAACTATTTGAGGTGTATTTGGCGGACTATCAATTTGTAATCTACCTTTAAGGTATTCTTCAACAAATTCAACTTCGGGCCAATATTGATAGATGTATGCCTTAGTTTTTGATTTAACTGAAGCGTCACCAGGATACTTTAATTCAAATTTTTCACCTTTATCACTATTTGTTTCAACATAATAGTGAGGCCAAGGATACACAGGAATTAAATTACCGTCAGCACCTTTAACTGAGTCTTTTGAGTCAGGTGATGGCGCAGTCTTTTCATCACCAATTACTGCCGCCAATCTGTATTTATTTTGTCTTTGGTTCCAAGCCGCCTCATGTACATCATCCATTAATCTAATAAATCCCTCAGTACTTGCCATAATTACCGCTAACACATTTCTAATGTTAGGTTGGAACCCAAGTCCAGTATCTGCCTTACTTACTTTTTCAGATAATGCAGCATTTAATGTATCATCAATTAATTTTTTCTTTTCATCAATTTGCGCATATATTTTTTTAATATATGATTCAAAAGAATTTATATTATCACCTTCAATTACAAATAATGGAGTAGATGTTGGGGTGATTCCGTATGTTTGTAATTCAATGGTAACATCCTTTTTTTGACCCCCACTTGGTTGAGGTGATTGTGTGTTTGTACCACCGTTAGTTACATTTTGTAATGTGGTTAAAAATAAAGATTTTCCTAAATTAATAATTTGAGTCTCATATTCAAGTTGTAATTTAGCAATATCATTAGCAGTTGCAACTTTACCTGTTCTTTCTTCGTAAGTTTTTTGGAAATTAATTTCATTTGGATTTTTAACAACTTTTAAAAAGTCATCAACACTAATTCCGTTAGCATTTATTTTGGTAACTAATTGCTTTCCCCCAACTGTTACTATACCGGGTAATCCAAATGTTTTATTTGCTAATAAAGATACTTTATGAGCATTTAATCTTTCTTCTAAATTTTTAAGAGCTTCCAAAATACCACCTCCAAAAGCATAATCCGCCTTAAGCTGATATACTTTAATATCTCTATCTTTTAATACCCAATAAACATTTTGGTCACAGTATTTTGTGAACCAACTGTCTCCTCCAACTCTTAATTGAACGTCACTCTCATATTCTTGAACTAACTTTTTGTACTTATCAACATCAGTTAATGGACTTAAATCTTGTTGTCCAAATGATTTTAAAATATACGCTTCTAATCTAGTTAATCTTTCTATCATTTCCTGAATTGTAATCTCAGGGAAATCTAATGGAATTAAGTTTTTAGATTTATATTCAGAATAAACTTCTTTTATTTTTTGTAATCCTTTAGCTTCGTTTAATGTGGTTACAGTATTACTTGTTTGTGCTACTGCACTTGAAACTGTCGGAGTTAATTTATATTGTTTATTATACATATATGGTGTCGCAAGTGCATGGGACATCATAATACTTGTTAATATATTATACTTAAAGGCTTGGAATTCTAAATCAATATCATAGTTACCTGTGGTTGAATTAAAACTACAGTTGAATTTATTCAGAGTTAATTGTAATTTAACTGCTTGTCCCAAATACCCTTTCATTGTCAGATAAAATATTGGATATGGGAAATTAAAGAATGTCGCATATGGTGAGTTCTCACCTTTCTCAAATAAAGCTCTACCTCTGATATCAACCATCTTCATTCTAACTGTTGGTTGATTCCAGTTATTAGTTACAGTTATACTCTGTATCCCCAATAAACCTGTATCTTTATTATTTAAAGTTTGTTGTTGGAAATAGAATTCGGTTGGTTTGTCAGTTGATGATATTTTTTGTCCAGTTTCTGAAGGTTGATTTAATCCTTCTCCTTTGATAGTATTCTCCCCTGTGAACTCATCATAGAATTCGTTGGTTAAAGAACTCCCTCCACCAGGTTTCATAAAATTAATTGACGCAATGTTAACAATCTCACCTGTAGCGGAACCGTCAAGTCCTAAAGCAAGTCTTGTTCTTGGATATAAATTACACTCTAAATTGGCATAAAAAACCAAATTTTCGGGAGGTAAAAATCTTTCACCAACATTACCCTCTTCATCAATAGTTTTGTTTGGGTCAACAAGGATAATGTTTTCATAATCAAATTCAACTAAAATATTTTTTTCTTTACCTACCATAATAATAGAAGTGATTGTCTAACAGGGATTTATAATCCTGCAAAGAAGGTATTAATGGGAATGGAATGGTAAGTAATGCGTTGTTTGGAATATTAATTTCCAAACCTCCAAATTGTGGATTTGCTTGTAATATTAACCATCCAAAAAGTGGTGAATTATAAAATTCTTGTGAGATTTTATCTAATCTTGACACATTTGTCATATAGATATATCTTTTATCAGTTCCTTTAGAAGTTAACTTTATGCCAGGAACAACAGTTTGCTTTCCATTTATTAGAAATGTTGCATATCTATCGTATGTACTTTCAGCCATTTTTAATTGAACTTGTGTTTCCCGTTAAAGGATTGTTTATCTTCGTTACTATTCCCTGTTAAATATATATTCCTTAATTGAGTTTGTAAATCCTCACTTGGACTTGTATTCACAGCATAATCAAATTTTCTTTCTACAGTCTTATCACCTTCTATTTTTGTATATTGTTGTTCGTATTTTGTTTTCCAACTTGTAATTAATGTGTCAACATTTTTAATGTATTTACCATAAACCCCATAATACCTATCAACAAAAAGATAATTGTTAAGTTGTATTTTAACTGATGACTCATTTGATGTCCCTTTCACTGCCGCAGTTAAAAACTCTTGTTTTTTAGTTTCATCTCTAAAGACTGGGTCCAGTAAAGTCATAAATCTAGCGTCTTGAGTAGTTACAGGGTCAGGAAATCCTAATTGCCCATTTAAATTAAAATCTTGAGGAGGTAGAAGACCAACATCTTTCAATGAAGAATAAAACCCATTAATAACATTAGTTATATTTTGGTAATCATTAACAAGTTGTTGATATGTGTCAGCAGGATTTACAGTTGTTTGAGTTGTAATTGGCGTTCCAGAAATATCAATAATTTCAACAGATTGGTCAGATTTAATTTGACCGTCGTGTTTTCCCGCAATAAAGTCAGCCTTTTCCATATTGATAACCAAAAGTTGTTGGCTTTCACACATTG